ATCAGTTATAGCTATTGATTCATATTGAGAATGAACAAGTCGCCATACACCTTCAACGAAAGGTCTCCATAAAGGATGACCATGTCCACCATCTAAACGAGCCCAAAGGGCTATTAGATTAATGGCTTTGTTAGGATCCATACCATCCTCTGGATATCGTATGCTTAACCATATCAACCACAAAGGTCGTATAGATTCAGTCGTACTAAATCCTAGAGAAGGATAATCCTTACCTTTACCTCGTCTAGGGAATTGTCGCTTACAGAAGAAGCCAGATGTCAAAGACACCCTTTGCTTACTAACTTCAGCGTTGATGTGATACTCTCTCCAAGCAAAATCAGAAAATGATTTTGGAAACATCTGGTAATTAATTCCGAGTTCTTCTAATTTATCTTGATTGAAGAGGATGAGAACATCATCTCCAAGTACGATTATTATAAAGTCCTTGTTTAACTCCAACTTGGGAGAAAGCTCAGTGTCAATCCAATGAAGATTAATCATTAGATTTAGTGGTGATTCCATCGGATTAGTTGGATAAATTCCTGACAAGAGGCTATGCTCACCTTCCAACACCCCAAAAGGTGTGACTAGTGGCACATTAAATAGCTCTTGGCTAAGCCAAAGAGCATACTTATACAGCTCATCAGAAATATACTTATTCTCATGACAGATTGCTAAGAAATGTTTGAAGTGCAAAAGCACAACCCACGTATCCATAGCTTCAAAGTCAGATTCAAAGTGAACTACTCTTCTGAATTGAGCATAGAAATCTTTAATGTATTTTTCAACATAAGCATCTCCACGCCACGCAACACAATTTGAATCCTTCCATAAATACTCAGTAAATGAAAAAGCCGCTACTTCAGCGAAGTAGTTTGCGAAGGAGTCCATAAAGATACATCTAGCTGGTTTGTTTCTTTGTCTCCTAGAGCCTAAGACTACTAGTTGCAAAGATCTCAGCTTTTTGTAAATTTTGTAACCGATCTTCATTGCTCTTTGTCTTGTGCTGTACTCACGTCTGTCACTCCAGGTTGTTACACCCGAGTTCGATTTGTGATCACCAGAATACTTAAACCATAACTTTTCAAAAGATATGATATCAACAGTCTCATTCTTAGCTTCACCAAAAAGTTCAGCTAATACATGTGCAGAAGGCATATGTAGCTTGAAACCGCTATCAGGCAATCTAGTGTAGTATTTCTC